CGCTTGCAGTATATTGCGGTAAGTCAACTGACTTGCAAAGCATGTTTAATTCTGCTCTGTGTCTTTGATCAATTAACGGAAAATTTTGTAATACAGAATCTGTAAAGTTAAAGTTTACAAAATATAGAAATTTAGCTTTAGGAGCCAAACGGAATGCATTATCAACATATAAACGTTGAGCGTGTTGATAGTCGCCTACTTGACCTTTTGGGTTTAATACGCTGCTAAAAAAGTTATCTAAGAATCCGTTTAATTTATTTGCCATACTAATATTTATCCATTAAAAAAGGGAGCCTTTCGACTCCCTTAATTTTTGACAATCTATACTAGCGAATAACTGTTGCTATTACTGTGCGCCACCGCCGCCAGTTACTAGAGTGTTAACTGTACGACCAACTGTTGTGCCAATGCCAGTACCTTGTGGAGTTTGGATAGCATTATCGTAACGGATGCTTAGTGCAATCGTTACTGGGTCGTTAGTTGCGTAGTTTAGTGTGTTGTAGTTTGCGTTAGTTAGGAAGCAACCATAGCACTCCCAAGTTTCTAGTACGCCAACTTCATTAGCGCCGTTGCCGCCATCTAGTATTTCGATACGTGTTAAGAATTTGTAATCAATACCTGATGCTGCACTTGACTGTTCGAAGAAGTCAAACTGCTTCTGTAGCTGTTCGCCAACTTGTTTAGAAACGTTGTTGTTTACATCGTCTCTTACGTTTAGTGTAATTGGTTCCCAAGTATGCTTACCTGCTAGGTAACTTCTTGAGTTATAAACGTCTAGTGTAATTTCTTCAAAAGTAATGTTTGGACGAGTTACGTCAACTACTTGCTTTGTTAGTTCTGTTGTGTTACCACTAACACCAAAGTTCTCTAGTGTTACTCTAAAGCGGTATTGTAACTTAGGCATTAACAAGCCCTGGTTACTTGCACTAGAGTCACTTGCTAGTGGTACTGTAATTTTACTTAATGTTGAGATTGCCATTTAATATTCTCCTGTTGCTAGTATTTATCAAATGTGAGCCCTTTTAAAAGAGCCCACATTTTTCACATTATAGTCCAGCAATTTCTCCTGTGTTTTTCAAGCGTAGTGGAATGTAAATAAATTCAACTGCTTTAACTGGTTCAATTGCAATGTCTAAGTAAAGCTCATTACGATCAATTCTACTTGGTGTGTTATTTGATTCGTCACACACAACTAGGAAGTCGTAAAGTGCTCTTTGACCAACTAGCTCTAACATTAGACTTTCTGCTGCTGCTTTAATCTCGTCACGTGTAATCTTATCGTTTGGTTCAAACAAGTAAGGTTTTGCTAGTTTGTTTAGCTGGCTTCTTAAGTAAACAACCAAACGTGCTACGTTAACACGATCTAGCGCACTAGCATTTCTTGCACGAGTTTTCTGGCCAAATACAACTACACCTGCTCCGCTTAGGAATGTAATTGGGTTGATTGCATTTGAGTACAGTGTATCACGCTGTCCTTCGTTTAGTGCAATGCTTACAAATTCGCCTTCGCTGTTGATGTAACCTGTTGCAGTTGCATTAGTAACACCACCGCGTCTTGTACCTGCTGGAGCAAACCATGGGTAACTAACTTGGTCACTTAGTGCAATTGTACGTAGTGCCATGTGGCTTGGTGGTACAACAATGTTGTTACCTGCGTTGTCGCTTGTAAAGCCTGCTGGGTAGTAAACACCCATGTACTCGTCAAAGCTAACTAAGCCATCGTCGTTGTCTTCAACAGCTAGTTTAACGTTTGTGCCCCACTCGTTTAGTGAAGTTGCATCTGGTGTTAGGCGCATTGGGCTGTCACCAACAATAAATGCACTTAGTCCACGATCGTAATTCAAGCTAACCATTTCGCCAATTAGTTCTGGATAACCTGGGCAAGCCATGATGTTAAAGATGTTACGTTCATCATCTCTTAGCTCGTCACCTGTGTTAACCATTGCTTGTAGACTTTGTACAACAACTTGACGTTGTGCTTTACGTCCAAAGCTACCTGAACCGTCTGCTTGGTTAGCTGACTCAGTTACCCAACGGTGTGGGTAGTAAAGTGCCATTGACTCTCCGCCGAATGCATCGTTGTCACCATTTATGTCAATTGCATTACGTACAAAACGCTTGACGTTAAATCCGCTTCTACGTAAGTTCCATAGCAGCATACCTTTTGGATATAGTGCCGAATCTGGAGCATCTGGATCTACGTAATTGCTCACTAATAGATCTTCAATTGTGCCTGCATTTCCACTGTTTGCACCCGATGTGTTATAACGTACATCTGCAAATAGTACGCCTTCTTCAGTAGTCTGGTCTGTTGAGTCGCGCAATACCCACTTCTTAGTAGTATCGTTCCAACGATAAATCTGTGGGTAGTTTTCAATGTCTGCTGTACTAATCCAAAGATCGCCTTCAACTAGTGCTGAAGCATCAGTTTGCTGAGTTGGCTCTGTTGCACTTACAATAGGACCTGATGGGTTTGAATTTGGATATACAGTTTGATATCCGACCCAATCAATACCATTATGTACCATGATATCAACTTCGTCAACAACTGAGCTGTACCATAGTGTGCCGTCTGCTGCTAAACTTGCAGGAGCATCTGCACTTGCTGTGTAAACTGCTTTTCTCCAGTTACTTGCAGTATATTCATCATTAGTTGTTGCACCAATTGTAGTGTACAAGTTAACTGTTGTGTTTGGATCTCCTTGAATCCAAACAATAAAGCCTGCTGCTGCTAGTGAGCTGTCAGTATCTACAAAGTTAATGTCACCGCCTTGTGTATGTTCAATAACAACTTTGTTGCTTGCGTTAACACTTGCAACGATATTTTCTAAACCTGCTACAGCATTAATTGCCGCTGCTAGTTCGTCTGCATCACTTGCAAAACCGGTTGCTGTCCAAGTAACTGTAACTGCATCTTTAAATCTAATTACACCTGTATCTGGATCTTTCCAATTTGCATCAGTTTCTGAAATAGTAAATGAGTAAGTGCCTGCTGTAAATGTGCTAGTTGCAATGCTTGTAATACCAGTTATACTAGTTGAACCAGTGTTTACTCTTTCATAAACAGTAAATGACCCAACTGCTGGTGATGCACCTTGACTATTTGATAGTACAAATGTGTCGCCTACTGCTAGGTTTGCGCCGCCCCCTGATCTGTCTAATCCATAAAGTGCTGCTACAGCTGATCCATAAATTGGTGCTTCAACTGCATCAAACAATTTAGTATTATCATTCCAACGCTTGTATCTCCAACGTGCGCCTTGGTTTGGTTCTGTAGTCTTTAACCATACAGATCCTGTTGGACGTGGAGTTGTGTCAACTATTTTAAACTCTGGAATGCTAGTATGAGCACTTACTTGTAGTGCAGGAGCATTTGCAGTAGTTCCAACTAGTCCCATAAGAGGAAGCAAATCTCCACCTAGTCCTGCACCTGGTGCTAGTGTAATAGTTTCATCTGCGGTACCGTCATTGAAAATGTTTATTTTATTATCAATGTTTTCTAGTCTAACACCTGAACCTGCATTTGCTAGTAAAGTATTTGCACCTGTAATAGTTGCACTTAGAGTTGCATCTTCTGTAATTTCATAATCAGTTGTGCCAACACTTAAAGTAAATGTACTTGTTCCGCCAATAAATCCTGTTGGATCTACTGAGTTTGGACCAACAATTACTGGCCAACTATCTTTCCAATCAGCACTTCCAACTTCGACCCATATACCCGAGTTATTTTTGTAATATACTTTAATTACATTAGTTGTTGCTTTAATTGCATATTCGCCTTTTTGACCAACTGAACCTTTAGGTTCGCCGCCTGCTGCAATCTTAGTAACATCAGTAATAACAATAGGAGTTTTGACTGCAAATGATTGGCCGTTAGTTTCTGCTGCTGATGCACCGTTCCACTCAAAAATACCCCATGCTGTATTTTGTGTATCTAGCCAGTTAGTTCCGTCTGCTGGATCTGATGATGGTTCGTCAGCTTGTGGTTCTAGGCTTCCTAAATCAATATCAGCTCTTGCTACATATACTCTGTTGCTTACACCTAGTAGCGAGTATGCTGCTTGTAGTCCGTATTCGTTTAGTTCGCCACCGTGTACTGGGTTATTGTTAGCGTCTACTTGGAAAATAGGATCTCCAAACAGTTCTGCTAAATCTCTTTGCGATGTTAATATGTAAGGTTTTCCTGCGTTTGCTGCCAGTGTTCCTTCTGCAACGCCTGTGCCTGAGCCGTTAGCTTTGTTTTCAGCTGAGGCAACAAAAATCATTGGTACGGTACCTGGTTCCGCCGGAGTGTAGAAACTCTCGTCGATTACGGAAACCTGTACTCCTGGTGATGTTAATGCCATTGTTAATCTCCTATTGAATGGGTTTTGTTATTACTATTATTTAGCATATCTTGGTTAAATCACCCGTGTAAACCACCAAGAAAAGGGACCGAAAAGGGCAGCTAAATACGTGTATGCGCCCTTTATGTAAAATATGTAAGAAAAAACCGGCTGCAATCAACTATCGCAAGGATAGAAAAGTTTACTATCGTTCAAAATGTGAAAGTTGTGCTCGCTATGGTAGCTCAGGCAGGGGAATGCCTAGGTGGTCTCAATACGGTTATGAGAAAAAAGACACATGTGAAAAATGTGGATTTAAGAGTCACCATCAAGAGCAGTTTGATGTATATCACATTGATGGTGACTTAACTAACTGTCGTCCTAGCAACCTGAAGACGATATGTGCAAATTGTCAAAGGATTCTTCAAAAGGACGGGGTGCGCTGGAAGCAAGGTGACCTAGTCCCTGATTTCTAAAGATAGTACGAATTAGTACATCTACATTTTTCTTTAATCTATCTAAGTCACCATTATTGTCAATTGTGTAATCACACATCCATTGTTCAATGCTCATTGAACTAGGATCTTCAGTAGGTAGGTGATCTGTACGATCTACCCAAATAGCATAATCAAAAATCTCTTCATTCTGCATTGCAAAGAATTCACGCTTGTTACGTAGTCCGCAGTAGATTTGATTTTCTGCAAACAAATTTCGTCCTAGCTTTGCTAAATCATCTTTACAGTAATCGTGTATCATGTTGTACCATTCAGTACGATGATTATGGCGGTCTGCATAACACTCTTCTTCGTTAGCATAACCATACTTGTCTTTTAGTTCTTCAAAAATGAAAAGTTTACTACAAAATTTAGAGCTAGATTGAAATGTATAACCGTACTGTTCTAACAGCTCACAAACAGTATCTTTGCCATGGCGCCCGTGGCCTACAACTAATAACTTAGGTAACATAGAATATCCTCTTACAGTATAAGTTATATTATAATAGGATCAGGGCCGTTTGTCAAGTTCTTTTATCCAATTAAGAAGCCATAACCTGTGCCGCCGGCAACTGCCATTGACACGTCTTGCTCTAGCTTATCCATTTCAGCTTGTGCTTCTGCTTTAAGTGTGTCGCCATTCAAGCTAGTACCGCCTTGTGGCCCAGCAATAGTAGCAAACTTTGAACGTGCTTCGCCTAGCATAAATTTACAGGCTGCTAGTGTATAGTCTTTGATCCACTGCTTTGCTAGGTAATCGTTAAGAAGTTCAGAATCAGGACGATAATTATAGCACATTAGCATTACTTCTTCACCAGCTCTTGGACGCTGTAGAATTGTTAGTTTTTTGGTTGTGTTATTCCATTTAAATTCAATAAAGCTACCAAACATACGTCCTACTAGTTCTTGATATCCTGCAAACATATCATATGTAGCAAGTCCGCCTAGTTGTGTTGATCCACTTAGCAGATAAGTTTGTGTATATGCTAAGTTAAATGGTTCAAACAAGCTGCCGCCATCGCCGTTGCCAGTTCTTGAACCAATTGATCTACGGAAAATTTGACGGACTTCAATTATTTCATTTGGTAAAATATAATCGTTAGTGTCTTCAATTAACGGTAAGAAGATATAAGACTCTTCTACTGAATTATCTGAACGCTGTCTAAACTTTGTTAATGCTTTAGTTAGTGCTGTTTCATAGTGAATAGGATCAAGCTCAACGTCGACCATTCCGCCACCGAGCATTGCATAAACATAATCGTATACTTCTTGTTTTTGTGATGTAATATCTGCCATATTGAACTTCTCCGTATAGTATTTATCGCTTGTAAAGTATTTCGATAAATATGTATATGCCAAGACTAAGTTTATACAAACCTGAAAAGGGCAACGATTTTAAGTTCATGGATAATAGAATCTATGAAATGTTCACTGTTGGCGGTACTGATGTAAATGTACACAAATACATAGGTACTGACGACGGAGAAGTTGTCAAAGATCACACACAAATACAAGATCTGTTGTTCTTAGAAAACAGAGATAGAAAATACGATCCTGATGTTTACAACATTAGAGGCGTATACAACGTACAAGACATTGACTTTGATCTTAGTCAGTTTGGGTTATTCTTAAGTAACGACACATTGTTTATGACTGTGCATATTACTAGTTCAGTTAAAACAATAGGCAGAAAGATTATGAGTGGTGATGTAATCGAATTACCTCACTTAAAAGACGAATATGCAGCTAATGACTTTGCTACTAGTCTTAAAAGATATTATGTTGTAGAAGATGTTAATCGTGCAGCAGAAGGTTTTTCACCTACATGGTATCCACATTTATATAGACTTAAATTAAAAGCTATAGTTGACAGTCAAGAATATAAAGATATACTTGAACGCCCAGAAAATGACGATATATTTATGGGAGATTATGATCCTACAGTTACATATGCTGTAGGAGAAACAGTAAAGTATCAAGGTGTATTATACGAAGTGATTCAAGAAACTACCGGCAACTTACCTACAGACACAGTTTATTGGCAAGAGTATCAAGACAATACACTGAGAGATTTACTTAGCAGTTATGAAAAAGAAATGCAGATTAATAATGCTGTACTTTCAGAAGCTGAAGCAGATGCTCCTAAAAGCGGTTATGATGTGAGTCATTACTA